ATAAAGGATGGTGCTGAAGGATTTAGTGGTCAAGCAAAAGAAATTTTAAAGGCTGCTCAAGGGGACCAGGAAGGCGTCAAAGGCGGCATTGCTGCATATTTTGCTCAAGCAGCATCAGGAACCAAAGGATTATTAGCAAGAACTGAGGGTGCAATCATCAACCCAAACTTTGAACTCTTGTTTAATGGACCGAAGTTAAGATCATTTGCATTCACTTACAGGATGAGTCCCAGAAATGGACCCGAATCTCAGACGATTATGCAAATCATTAGAATGTTCAAGCAGTCAATGGCAGTTCAAAGATCAACTACTAATTTATTTTTAAAGACTCCAAACACGTACCGATTGAGTTTCAGAAAATCAGCCGACGATGCACATAATTTTCTACCCAAAATTAAAGAGTGTGCTCTAGTATCATTCAATGTAAACTATGTTCCTGACGGAACTTATGCAACATATAAAAATTCTTCAATGGTCGCATACGAACTGCAGTTCCAATTCAGTGAACTTGAACCCATTTATAATGATGATTATACAACTAGTGATGGTGATGCAGACACTCAAATAGGTTACTAAAATGTCAAATTCATATTTCCGCAACTTACCAGATTTTGAATATGTAAACCGTAGTGTTGACGGTAAAAACATATCGGATTATACGACTGTTAAGAATCTTTTTAAGAGAGCAAAAATAAGACCTGATATATTTGAAAATGTAGTTTTCTTTAATAAGTATCACATCAAAGGGGATGATCGTCCAGATAATATTGCGAATGAACTATACAACGATCCAACACTAGACTGGGTAATTCTATTATCAAATAATATATTGAATGTATATAGTGAATGGCCTATGAGTCAAAGTGTTTTTGAAACATATTTGTTAGAAAAATACCTTGACATAAGACTTATTGAAGATACTCATCACTATGAATCAATCGAAGTAAAAGATCCTGACGGTAAAATTCTATTCCCAGAGGGTTTAGAAGTAGATGAAGATCAATCAATTACATATTTTGACAGAGGAACTGAATCATATAACACTATCACTGAGATGGTTACGGAAGTAACTAACCATCAGTATGAAGAAAAACTTAATAACAAAAAGAGAGAAATATTTGTAATAAAATCAAAGTATTTAAATATTATACTTGATGATCTTGAAGAAATGATGGAATACAAAAAAGGTTCCACTCAGTTTGTGAGTGGAACCTTAAAACGTGCTGATAATATCAGACTATTTGAGTAAGTTAATATAGGATGCGACGACTAAAAGAGTCAGACACAGTTGATTGTATCTCATCACTCTTCTGCAAGTTTCTGGAAGTAACTCAAAGCATCATCTTCATCACTATCATTAGATGTGGATGAACTAGAGCCAAGATTACTTAACTCGGACTGAAGATTTTCAGGCAGTTCAGACTTCTGAGAGCGAGAAGAAAATTCAGGAGTGAATGATCCACGATTGTTGTCCTCATCTGCAGTCTCCTCATCATAACGAACAGAAGTAGACTTCTGACCCAGAACCATCTTCAGACGAGTCTGTAGTTGCTCATAGGTTTTGAACTGATCTGCAGCAGTCATATCAGTCAATGAATATTGTTTCTTCCACAGTGCTTCCAGTGCATCATCATCGTCAAGCACAGGTGATACGCGACCAAACTCAGAAGAGTCATAGTTCCAGTAACCTGCAACTTTCTTCAGTTTCAGTTTGAAGTTAGCACCTTGCCAGAAATCAAAGGGGTTGATGGGAGTCTCATCCTCAAACTCAGGTTGCATTGCTTCCATGATCTTGTCAAAGATCTTCTTACCAAACTTATAGAGGAAGACTTGACCTTCGTTTTGTGGATTGGCTTTATCCTGCACAACATAGATGTTGGCATAATAGGACAGTTTGCGCTTTTGCTTACGTGCAATCTCTTTATCAGACTCAACGCCAGAGTTCCAGAGTTGACTGTTGTGCTCTGACACAGGGTCTTTGCCACCGTTTGTAGTCAGAGAGTTTTCGATGTACCAACCACCAGGGCCTTGGAAGGCATGGGAGTACATCTTTGCCCAAGGAAGTTCTTCTCCATCAGGAGCAGGGAGGAAACGGATTACGGCATAACCATTGCCGGTCTTATCCATTTCAGGTTTCCAGAGACGGTCATCTCCACCGCCACTAGTGTTATTCATCTTCTCAACTTCCTTAACCAGTTTAGAGGTCAGGGAACCAAGAGAGGATTGCTTTTTAAGATTTGCGAAAGACATAAGATTAATTAGATTTGTACGTATTTGGCTTGTGTGTACCTCAGTATTCTACTGGTCTGCTTTACCATTGTCAATCTGTTGCTTCATAATATCAAGCATCTTGTTCATTTGGTTAAAGACCGTTGTAATTTCAACATCAGGTGGCAGACCCATCATTTTAGCAGACTCTATAATATTTTGTTTCATCTGCTTTGCTTCAGGATCATCTGATAAAGAGAGCCTTGCAAAAAGAATTTTTTGTTTGTTAAGAAGTTTTTCAAGAAGTTTAACATGGCGTAATTTATCACTGTTATTCGTATATGCAAATTGCATCATATTAGAATATACTTCTTCCTGTAGTTCAGAGATTTCAACCATCTCTGCTCTTACTATTTCAGAATCAAAAAAACTCATTTATCTCCAATTACCACTTCTTTTAAAATACTTTTATACTTAGGTACATCAATATTTAGAAACGGAGAATATTTTTTCATTCTCATACTGACGGTTTCCCACACTGGGTCAGTGAGATTTTTATCCCACTGTTTCTGATATCCTAAGATGCCATTCAGGATTACCATAGTTTCAATAGAAATATTTCCACGAAGGTGTTCTTTGAGTATTTGAGGATGCCGTAATCCATCCATGGCAAACATGGAATTAAAATTACTATCATCAAAGATAGTTTCTACCTCTTCTTTAAAAAGGTATGAAAGAGATTGAGTTCTTTTTTTCCATGCAGTATATCGACCTTCTCCTTCTTTGATCATTTCACCAATCCAAAGTTTACTTGGATCAGTGCATGTGATGAAGTTGGATACAAAGAAATCTATTACTTCCTTGTCATCTTTATTACGTGATATCTTTTCAAACCAGAAACGATCTTTACGTTTATAAAATGATTTGACAGTTGCACGACTCTTTCCGTTATATTTGTGATAGTCGTAAGAATTTTTTGTAAAATGATTTTTCAATGACAAGTAACAACGATAACAATCAAAGGGCATCATTCAAAATACTAATTTTGCGCGAGAAGTTTTTTTAAGAAAATTAAGTTCCATAGCCTCATACTTAATTTTTTCCTTCAATGGTTTAGGGATTAATTTTGGCACAGACTCAAGATCAATAGAATTCCTTTCACAGAAATAAACTATTGCATCGATGTAACTCAATACCTCTTGCTCTTGCACAAGAGTTTCAATCTCTTGTGCAAAACGAGCTGGACAAAAGAATTTGCTCTCAAATGCTTTTTCTAGTTCATTCTCTACTTTTTGTAGTTGTTTGTTAGGTTCCATTGTGTCCAATATTGTGAGATACAAATTCTTTAATATACCGAACTAATAATTTAATATAATCCCCTTTGTTCCTTTTGTCAAATACTTCGACTTCGCCGTCAGGAGTAACCATAATAGTGATGAGTTTCTTAACGGGGATACCAGTCAACTCATAGTAGGCAGCAGCATAGAAAGTTTCCTGAACAAAATAGTTCTCTAACCACTCTTCTGGTTTAATTTTTTCGGATGTCTTAAAATCGATGACAGCGAGTTCGCCTTCGTACTCTCCGATACAGTCAACTCTACCTGCCAATCCAAGATACTCTGAGTACAGAGTTCTTTCTATAGCGTGTATGTTATTTATCTTATCCAGATATGGTTGTGCATGATAGAACATAAACTTGGTAAGAGGTTTGAACTCATCCCAATTAATTTCCTTGTTCAACATGTAGAGTTCTGTTGCCGCATGGAAGTCAGTTCCACGGGTAGTTGCTTTCTTTGTGATGCGATTTGCTTCCTCAATACCAACTCGTTTGCGCCAGTCAGCAAAGATTTGTCGGTTGTGGAAAGAAGTTACCGAAGTAATCGAAGGCACCCACTGTCCATCTGGAAGATTGTACAAGCGGATGCCATTCTTTTCTTTTTTAGTTAATTCAAGTTCACCTAGAAAATTATGATGAATAAAGTTCATGTATCAAAGTTGCAATTCAGATTTGGCGAGGATGTATTCTTTAACAAGTCCAGAACGAACGATATCCTCTGGAGTAAATTCAACGATATTAAACGAAGGCATAATACGAAGAATTTTCATGAAGTCTGCAATACCATTCTTGTCTGTACTCTTCACTAAGTCAGACTGAGTGGCGTCACCACAGAAAAGAATTTTAGAATTCTCACCCACACGGGTAATCATACTATCAAGTTCGTGAAAATTCAAGTTTTGGAATTCATCAACGAGAATAATTGCATTATCAAGAGTTGTACCACGGATGAATGAGGTACTCCAGAAACTGATTGTCCCTTGAGTTTTCAAATTACCATAGAGCATTTCAAAT